CGAAGCCCTTCTGGCGGACAGCCGGATCACCGACGTCACCGACTTCGAAGTCACCCAGATCGACAAGCGGACGGCGTCCGTGAAGTTCACCGCCGAAACCATCTTCGGCGAAATCCCTATCGAAAGAGAGGTCGGCGACAATGCTGTATGAGAACATGACCTTCGAAAACATCATGGACCGGTGCCTTTCCCGCGTGGCCGCTTCCATCGACAAGCGGGAAGGTTCGGTCGTCTACGACGCGATCGCGCCGGCGGCCGCCGAACTGGCGATCATGTATATCGAACTGGCCTACCTTCTGGACCGTGCCTTCCCCGACACAGAGGAAGGCGACGACCTGACCCTGAAGTGTCAGGAACGAAGCGTCTTCCGAACGCCGGCCACGGCCGCGGTCCGGAAGGGCTACTTCGAGGACGGGGACGGCGGGGCGATGGACGTCCCGATCGGTTCCCGCTATTCCGGCGACGCCCTGAACTACGTCGTGACAGAGAAGATCGCCACCGGCCAGTTCAAACTTCTGTGTGAAACGGCCGGAGCCGCCGGCAACCAGTACCAGGGGAACCTTTTCCCGATCGACTATGTGGAAGGTCTGGGCGCCGCGCGTCTGGCCGACATTCTGGTCAACGGCGAAGACGAAGAGAGCGACGCCGACCTTCTGGCCCGATATAAGGAAAGCCTGGAATCCCAGGCATACGGCGGCAATATCGCCGACTACCGGACGAAGGTCGAACTGCTTCAGGGCGTGGGCGCTGTGAAGGTGTTCCCCGTCTGGAACGGCGGCGGGACCGTGAAGATCGTCTTCGTGAACAGCGACTGGGGCGTCCCGTCTTCGACCCTGGTCGACACCGTCCAGACCGCCGTCGACCCCACCCAGAACCAGGGCGAAGGCGCCGGGATCGCACCGATCGGTCACGTCGTCACCGTCGTCGGCGTCACCGGAACGGCGATCAGCGTGTCCTTCAAGCTGACCTTCGCCACCGGCTACGCCTGGGACACCGTGAAGACCGCCGTCACGAAGGCAATCCAGGACTACTTCGTGGCCCTGGCGAAGGACTGGGCGAACCAGTCGGGGATCACCGTCCGCGTGTCCCAGGTGGAAACGAAGGTCCTGTCCGTGGACGGCGTGATCGACATCACGGGGACGACGATCAACGGCGGAACCCAGAATATCGTCCTGGCGTCCGACGCGATCCCCGTCATGGGAGGGATCACGAATGAAACTTAAAGACTACTGGCCGCGCTGTCTTCAGGACTTGGTCGAGTTCCAGCAGATCGCCAACGCGGAACAGCCGGAGTTCGAAACGGCCCTGGACGACGTCAGGACGGCCGCTGACGACTTCTTCCTGGCGACCCTATCCGAATATGGGTGTCAACGCTGGGAAGCCATCATGGGCCTTCATACGGCCGACGGGGACACCCTGGAAGCGCGCCGCGAACGGATTCTGATCAAGTACCTTGACCAGCTTCCCTATACATACAGGACCCTTCTGAAGTACCTGAAGACCATCACGGACGACTTCACCGTCACCCTGGACGAAAACGCCTATGACCTGTTCATTCGAATCCGCCTGGAAGGCTATTCCCAGCGGGACGCCCTGATCGCCACCCTGGGCCAGATGATCCCCGCGAACCTGGTCCTTCGGCTGAAGGCAGACATTCCCCAGACGGACGAACCGGCCCAGACGGCGGCCTGTTCCGCTATGGTCACGATGAACCGGCACGTCTACACGCCGGCCACATAAGGAGGAAAACCACATGGCAAGATTTAAGTCTATCGTCACGGACGCCGGAGCGGCGGCCCTGACGGCCCTGATCGCGGCCGGAAAGCCGCTGATCCTGACCCGTGCGGCGGCCGGAAGCGGCGTCGCCACCGTCAGCCCGAACACCCTGGCGGACCTGGTGACGCCGGAGAACGTCGCCGTGAGCCTGGGCGAAAAGGATCTGATCGAGGGCGACCCCGCGATCATGCGAATCCCCGTCCAGGTGACGAACGAAGCCCTGAACGCCCCTGTCTGGATCAGGGAAGTCGCCGTCTACGGGAACACCATCGACAACACAGAAGTCATGTTCTGCTATGGCTGGCTGGACGGCGACGACAGCGACAACGTCCTTCCGGCGACGTCCTTCGAGGAAGACGCCGACACCGTCCATATCCACGACCTGGCCGTCTTCGTGACGAACCAGGAAGCCGCGTCCGTGTCCGTACAGGTGGCCCCTGGTTCCTATGTCACCCGTGAGCAAATGACCACCTACGCGGCGCCCCTGGTCCACACCCAGGGCGCGGACACCATCACCGAAACCACCGGAGAGAACACAGAACAGGTCCAGCGCCGCCAGGACAGCGACATTGAAGCGATCAAGGAACAGTTGAACACCGGCTTCACCGGAACCACCGTGACCCACACCTTCGCCCCCGCGCAGCTTTCCTACTGGAAGGGCTATGACGGGACCGGAGTTCCCGAAGGGATTCTGGACCAGACAAGGAACCGCCTGTATCTGTGACCAGGATCGCCGCCACGCCGTCGGAAACCTCTTGCCTTATATCGAACCTGTTCACGGAACTTCGTCCCGTGTGCGGCTTCTGTGAGGGCGACAGCGTGGTTCTTTGCGGCATGACCTACGCCGGCACGGAAGAAGCCGTGGTCCTTCGGGACTACGGCTTCGACTTTACCGGCGACGCCGCTGTTGTCGAGAATATCCGGAATCGAAGGTGTATCAATGGGATCGCGAAGAAACTACCAGCGGAGCCAGCCCAGCAAGGGCGAAAGTCCGCTTCATATACTGCCCGTCGCGGACAAAATGATCGGCTTCACCCTGTCGACGACCGACAACCCGAAGCGTTTTCCGAAGAAGATCAGATTTTCCGTGACGAATAAAATCCAGGGCCACGCCCTGGCGATCTATGACTACCTGGTCGAAGCGAACGAAATCTTCCCCATAATGGACGACCAGGACAAGGCCGACCGCCTGAAACTTCAGCGCGCCGCACTGACGGAGTGCAAGAAACTTTTGCACATGATCCAGCTATCGAAGGACCGCGGCTATATCGACAGCGGGACCTTCGACTACTGGACGAAGCTGACGGTCGACGTGAAATGTATGACCGCCAAATGGTACGACGCCGAACGGAAAACGGGAATCCCCGTCGAGCCGGCCGGCCCGATTCCTGAAGGCTGATCATAAATCATTAGGGAACGATCTGTCACCCCGAACGCCGGCAACGCGAACAACGCGCGCAATGTCAACACGGACGGCAGTCTGAACAACAACAACGCGTACAACGGCAACAACGGCGTCCGGCCGGATTTGGTGGAAAACGGGACTGATTAGGGCGGAAAGCCTGAAAACAGAGTATCACCAACAAAGGAGATCGTTTCCTTCCGAAGGGCCGCGACAGTCCCTTCGGTAAATACATGATTGACGACGAAAGGCCTTCAATAGCGACGGCCGGACTATCAGCGTCAAGGAGGATTTTTCTTTATGAAGGATCAGGGAACGCCCACCCATGACTTCGCGTCCGTGACGGACTTCAACAATCTATATCAATCGTTTACAGAAGCGCGCAAAGGGAAACGGTGGAAGTATTCCGTGTGCAAGTATGAAGCGAATGTCCTGGAAAACCTTCTGTTCATTCAGGTCATGCTTCAGCGCCACAAATACCGCCTGTCCCCGTACAACTGCTTCTTCGTGCATGAACCGAAAGAACGGCTGATCATGTATAACAGCTTCCGCGACAAGATCGTTCAGCATTGTTTATGTGAACAGGTCCTTGAACCGCTCCTTTCGAAGACATTCATCTATGACAACTACGCGAGTCAGAAGGGCAAAGGGACCCATTTCGGCCTTGACCGACTGAAGGCGTTCATGGCGGCCTACTACCGCAAGAACGGCGCCGGCGGCTGGGTGCTGAAGTGCGACGTCCGCAAGTATTTCTATCGGATCAATCACGACGTTCTGAAGACCCAGCTTCGCCGGCTGATCAAGGACCGCGACGTCCTGTGGCTTCTGGACATGATCATCGACTCCACGGAGGGACCAGGGATTCCGATCGGGAACCACACTTCACAATGGTTCGCGATCCTCTACCTGTCCGACATGGACCACATGATCAAGGAACGTCTGGGAATCAAATATTATGGCCGATACATGGACGACTTCTATTTGATACATGAAGACAGGGCCTATTTGCAGTTCTGCCTTGAAGAAATCCGCCGGTTCCTGGTCCCGATGGGCCTGGAACTGAACCAGAGGCCGGCCATATTCCCGTTATCCCAGGGAATCGACTTCCTGGGCTTTCGGACCTACCTGACGGACAGCGGAAAGGTCGTCCGGAAGGTACGCCGTGAGAGCAAGAACCGGATCAGGCGGAAGATCAAGAAGTTCCGCCACCTGGTAGACGAAGGCCGTGTCGACTTCGACACGGTCCTTCAGTCTTATAATTCCTGGACCGGTCACGCAGACCACGGAAACAGTTATCACCTGATCAGCGAGATCGACGACCTGTTCTTCAACCTGTTCAGGAAAGAAATGGAGGGAAAACCCTATGGCGAAATCTCTATCCGCTTTGCCCGTTGGAAGCGTCGTCAAGTCGGCGAACACAAAGTACAACGGACAGGCGATCAGGTGGATCGTCGGCACACAGGACACGTCCCAGGGCCGAACGGGCCTGGTGACGGAAAAGATGATCACCCTGAAATGCTTCGACGCGAAGGAGTCCGGCAACAGCAACAGCGACCGCCGGAGTTACGGCAATAACCGTTATTCCGTTTCGAACATCGACAAGTGGCTGAACAGTGCGGCCGCGTCCTGGTATGCCGCACAGCACGGAGCCGACGCCCCGCCCACGTCCGCGAACTGTTGGAACGGCTATAACCCCTACGACACCGAAGCCGGCTTCCTGGCGAACTTCGAAGCCGACTTCCGAAACGCGATCCTTAATTCCACGATCCGCGTCGCGAAGAACACCGTCACCGACGGCGGCGGTTATGAAGACATCGTTCGACAGGTCTTTTTGCTTTCGAACACGAACGTCGGCCTTTCCAACGAAAACGGCGTGGCCGAAGGTTCCTTGTGGTCCTACTTCAATTCCGCGTCGCGCCGCCAGTGCTACCCCACGGCGGAAGCCGTCAGCAAGTCCACCTACACCAGTTCCAGCCTGTCCGCTTCTCAATATTGGTGGTGGTGGTTAAGAACCCCG